CAGACTTGCGAAATGCCCAAGCAGCCAACAAGTCCCCCACAAGGTACATCTACGATGCCCTGAAACTGCTGCCAGAGGTGGAGTCACACAACCACGGGCGTGGAGGCTCGTTTTATCGCTTGAGAAACCCTGAGAAGCCCGCAGAGGAGAAGAAGAAGGACAACCCCGCAGTAGCCAAAAGCGTGGACATCATCGTCCAGAAGGACGACAAGCGCTCTGTACAGAGGGCTGCACTCCGTGATCGCGTGGAGGATGTGCTGCCTGGCTACGATCCCGTGGTGTCCATTGCGGAGATCGCCAACGATCCCTCAGTCCCGATAGCCATTCGCCTTGAATGCCATAGGGACGTCGCTCGCTACACCACCCCTCAAGTAAAGGCCGTAGAGATAACGTCGGAGGACCAACCGGTTGCTCTGTCGTTCAAGTGGCAGGACTAGCATTGAGGAAATGTACGGAATGCGGAGAGGAAAAGCCACTCTCTGAGTTTTCAATCTGCAACAGCCAGAGGAAAAACCCGCTTAAAAACTACTGCAAGCGTTGCGAACGTGAGAAATCAATGCTCCGTAACTACGGGATTGGCTTTGCAGAGTACAACGAGCTTTTCGAGAAGCAGGCGGGAGAGTGCGCCATTTGTGGAACCCATCAGAACGAGATGGATAGGCCGCTCTACATTGACCATGACCACGACACAGGAGATGTACGGGGACTGCTGTGTATGAAGTGCAACTCAGCCCTCGGTCTATTTCAGGATGATTCCAGTAACCTGCAACGAGCGGTCAAATATCTTAATGGCTGAATACTTAGGAACAAAACGCAATGGCGAGAGATTACAAGAAAGAGTACAGGGAGTATCACTCCAGACCCGATCAGATGAAGAAGAGAGCCAAGAGAAATGCGGCTCGCACACTGCTGACAAAGAAGCTCGGGGCGAGTGCTGTTGCAGGCAAGGACGTGGATCACAAGGATCGGAACGCCAACAACAATTCCCTGCGCAACCTGAGACTTCAGAGCCCCTCTAAGAACCGTGGCAGAAACAAGTAAAACCGTCAAAGGGTATGGAGGTGGCGATGTCCCCGCACCAAAGAGGAAGAGAGGCCGCACCAAGGTCATCGAGATACCGTATAAGCCTTATGAGCATCAGAAAGAGATTCATCGACTCATGGATACCCACCGCTTCACAGTGGTGGTGGCAGCACGGCGTTCGGGTAAGACGGTTGCGGCAATCAATCATCTACTCGCTAAAGCGCTTTCAGCTAGTGACGGTAGGTCTCGCTATGCGTATGTGGCTCCGACTTACAGGCAAGCCAAGCGAATAGCGTGGGACTACGTTAAGTCGTTCGCATCGGTCGTACCCCTTGTTAAGTTCCATGAAGGTGAGCTTAGGGTTGATCTTCCTAACGGCAGTCGTATTCAGCTATATGGTATTGACAACAGCGATTCTCTTCGCGGTCAGTATTTCGATAGCGTTGTACTGGATGAGTACGGCAACTTCCCTGTGGGCGCGTTCGATAAAGTCATACGTCCTGCGTTGGCTGACCGGCAGGGATCCTGCATGTTCTCGGGAACCCCCAACGGCAAGGCCAACGACTTCTGGAATAAGTGGTGCTATGCGGGGGAAGGCCACGAGGGTTGGGCCAGATACCAGATAAATTGGCAACAGGCGGGAACCATACAACCCTCCGAGATTGAGGCCATGGAATCCTCAATGACTCCCGAAGAATTCTCACAAGAGCTGTTAGCGCAGTTCACGTCTGCGGTCAGAGGCGCGTATTACGCCGATCAGATGAACAAGATGGAGGTAGAGGGTCGCATCACGGTAGTCCCGTATGAGTCCAAGCTGCCGGTACACACGTTCTGGGATCTCGGCATGTCCGACAGCACCGCAATTATTTTCGCTCAGTTCGCCGGTAAGGAGATACGACTGATCGACTACATAGAGGAAAACGGTAAGGGCCTTGATTACTTTATCAGACGACTCAGTGAATACGAGTACGTCTACGGTGAACACTGGGGGCCGTGGGATCTGAAAGTCCGTGAGATGTCTTCTGGCATGTCCAGGGTTGAGATCGCTTCGGAGTTGGGTATGCACTTCAACATCGTACCTAAGATGCCTGTGCAGGACGGCGTAAACGCTGTGAGAAGCATCCTAAATCGCGTATGGGTGGACGAGCAGAACTGCTCAAAGCTGCTCTCAGCACTGTATGAATACCACAGGGAGTATGACGAGAAGAAGGGCATCTTTCGTCAGAAGGCGGTACACGACCATTCTTCGCATGGAGCAGACGCTATGCGCTACTTGGCAACAGCACAGGAGATGGTCACAAACTCAGCGTCTATTGTCTCGGGAGTAAAGAGACCTCGCGTCTATTCAACCCTTCACTAGGTTACAAGCAATGAAAACATACGATGAATGGAGTGCTAGGGCGAAGCAGCTAGGGTGGTCCTCGGATCAATACTCCCAGGCTGCTTACCAAGGCTATGTGAACAACATGCAGCAGCAATCCGCGGGTGGCAGCTCTGGCGGTAGCTCTGGCGGCAGTCCACCCCCAATGTCTTACAGTCCTCCACCCCTTCAGTCCAACAACGATGTACAAGAGCAGATCAAGCAACTTGCCGACGCTCTTGAGGATCAGTCAAACCAGAACCAGGTCCTCCTCAACAAACTGAACCAGAAGCCTGTTGATGCCTCAAAGGCAATGAACTCAACACTCCTGACCGGAAATGTCGGAATCAGTAGAGATGACGAGAAGAAACAGAGGTCTGGCT